TTTGATTATGAGCGCATTGACGTAATGCTGAGTCTGGTTTAAGTACAGATTCAATGAATAGATCTAGACCGCGATTCCATTTGTCTTGTTTACTTTCGCCGTCATCAATAACATATTGATCTTTCATACCTCATTCTCCTTCACAGTTTGCCAGTATTTAGCGATTGCTGCTTCAAACTCAGGTGTCTCTACCCATTCCCAAGTATCACCGGACTTCACAACAAATGTTCTCTTAGTCTCTTTAAGCTTCATGTGTTTCATTCTCGGACATAGCTATGGTAGCACCTTTTCTGAGGTCTGTCAAGCCCCTAGTTCAGTAATACCAACGTGCCAGTAGATGATGTCCAAACTGAACTATCAATATCAGTAGTACCAACAGTAGCACTTATTTGTACAGCACTAGCATTTAAGTCATAAGAAGTTCCTATAGTACCACCAACACTCAATTCATATGCCGATGTTCCGGGCATGTTAGGGAATGGGGCACCAACATAAGATAGTTTTGCACGACCAAATCCAAAATCTTCTGTCGATCCAGAAGAAAGTCTTCCAATACCTTCAGAACCAAAATCAATTCTTTTGGATGACAAATTTTGAATTATTCCTAATGTTATATGACTCTCACCACCAAAATTAGTATGCTCTTGAGAACCAAAGTTATTTGTACTAAATGTATTACCAGAATTTCCTACTGATACACTACCATCTAAATTACCTTTTATAGTTTGATTGAAATCAATTTCACTAGGTCCATCAACATAAAAAGCACCAGTCATATTAAAAAGTGCATTTGCTCCTTTATATTCTAATTTTGCCGCCTGTACTTTAAAGACTCCACCACCGTTATCTAGATTGGCGATAACCTGTGTTGCCTCCATTCTAATTTCTTCCTCAGCATTAAGAAGAATATTTTTTCCTCTTAAATTAATATCTCCACCTTCTGCTACAATATCAATATCTCCATAAACTTGTAAAGAATATGCTGGATTTGTTTCTTTACTTTTGCCGTCAGCAGTAGTTTTTGCTTCTAAATCGTCTTTTGTACCTACTACAACTCTATATCGGTCAGTTTCATTCCAAAACTGTTCCGATCTTAACTTTATACCCCCGTCATCGGGAGCACCATTAGAATCTTTACCAGTTTTTATGTGGATAGTTCGAGTAGAATCACAATGAATTGCTGTTACTCCGTCAGTAATGTATAATCCATGACTACCATCTTTATTATTATATGCTGATATATCCCACCCTAAATGCACCCCATAGCACTCACGTCTATTGTTAAATAACTTATTAGGATTTTCACCTTCTCCTGTTCTACCATTTGTGGGTTCAGCTGGCGATTTTGGCGTTGGTGATGCGGGGTTATAATCTGTCATTATGGGCAATCAATATATGAACCTGTACCAATCTTCACATAACCCTTTGTTTCTAGTTCTATTGGTGGTAGACACACTAAACTCGGTAGAACAAATCCACCACTTCCATCTCCACCAGATACCACAATTTCCGGGATCGTATCGTATGATATACTTCTATTTAGAACTCGTACTCCAGATATAAATCCATCTTCATTGATAGTGATTTCACCCACATCAGTTCTTCCATCAACATATAATGTTGGTGGTGTTGTATAATTAAATCCTGTTCTAATGATAGTAAATGAATCTATAACACATGTTGTGCCATTATCAGTGGGTAGATTAGGAACATAATTTAATCCTGTTCGAGTCACTCTAATTTCAGAAACAAATCCATTATTATCTAATAACGCTATGGCGGCAGCACCATATCCATCACCAAATATAGCTACTTCTGGAGGAACTAGATAAGATCTATTTCCTGGATATTCAATAGGAATACTAATAATTGAACCATCTTCATCCACGATAGGATCCCCAGCAATAGGAGGTAAAAATTCATCAGGTTCGTCTGGTTCATCTACTGTAGGACCAGTAGGTTGCAAGTCACCAGGTAAATCAACAGTAAAATCAGTAAAGTCTGTTTCTACATCTAAATTTTGAGAATCTATGAAATCTTGTAATTCTTCATTTGTAGTATCAGGAGTTAATTCAAATACATTGTCGTCAATATTTTCTGCTTCCTGAACAGTATCTGTTATAATTACAGCACTAGAGGCAAGTTTGGAGTCCGGATCATTTTCTTTCGCTAAAATAACGGTTAACTCTTCTTCGCCCTCATCTTCAAAATCTATATTAGTTAAAATTGTTATTTTACTATTACCAAAATCATCGATAACAATTTTTTTATCTTCTTCATACAAAACATAATCATTTTCACTTACAGTACCAAATATTTCAAAATCAAATACAGTTCCTGAAGTGTATCCCGTTGTTTTAATATTAAATGTTATATTTTCACCTTCAATATACACATTTTTTGTTGGTGTTATTTCTATCGTTGGTGCATCTTGAATCTGCGGGAAATCATTTGCTGGATCATCATCCCAAATTTCTACACTTGCCGCTGCCCTCTTATTGACAATTAACATGCCTAAAACAGAAGGGTTTGCATTTTTATCCGTTATAGTTGGAAAACTAAAAATTCTTGGTTCTGAATATGTAAATGTTTTGTATTCAGTATAAATTTCTGAATCAATTACACCCTTATCTCTCGCATCACCAAATAATCTATAGTCTAATTCTTCACCAACTTTAGTGACTCTAAATGTGATATCATCATCTGGGGTATCACCACCAATTTTATTTCCAAGAAGAGTAAACTCCATACCGACTAAAAATCCAGTACCTGGAGATACGATAGTTACAAATGGAACTCCATCTTCATCTCTAACAACTTGAACTGTTAATCCAAGAGCAATACCATCTGCGGAATCTATAACACATTCATCATAAATTTGATTTGCCTCGCTTGAGATAGTTGTTGATGTTAAAATTTCTAATTCTAATACACCATTTCTTATTGGACCGACTAGTGAAAACCTGACTATTTCCCCACTATCATATCTAGTTTTTTCTGGAGTAATAACATATTCGATATACTTAGATTTGTCTAGTTCCTTATCCGGTAAGACATTTGGAAATTCTGACGGTATATCAGGTTGCTTTAGTCCATAAGTTGGAATTTTTGTATATGATGAAACATAACTGGGTTTAATATTTTTATTTAATATCCCACCAACAAATTGAACTCCGGTTTGTTCCCTTTCTGGTCTTTCTCTTGCTTCATCACAAACACCAGCAGGAACGGCACTAATTCTATCGTCTCCAGTAAGACTACCTTTCTCAATTTCTTTTATTAAATTATCTAAAAATTCATCAGTTTTTTCTAAAGCATTCTTTTTCTTCTTCCTTTTATTATCGTTATCGTCCGATCCACCAGGACACTCTGATAAAGACTTATTGCATTTATCCTTAAGTCCCGTACAACTAATTCCAATTAATGCCAAATTGGTATTAATTGATTCACCAATAAGATCCAAATAACTTCCTGCTTCATTTAACAGATCTTGAATTGGACCTAAAGCATTCCTGACGATATCATCATATGCCTCTTGGAGGTATCGTGTAATTGTATTTACAACATTGTCAATTAAACAATTAGCAGCATTAAAAGCGTCCGCTAGATAACCAAATATTAAATCAGTTACATATTTAATTAGATCATCAAGTGTTTTAGTAAATGAACATCCCAAATTGCCAAGAAATGCATTAAGTCCGTCAATCATTCCCTTCAAAAATTTACCAACACCATTTTTAGGTTCAAAAGACCCTAAAGGACTTTTTGATTTTTTTGCTGCGTTTTTTGAATCTTTTTCTATCTTTTTTGTTCCAGTTAAAAATTTAATTACTTCTTCAATTGCTTTACGAACTAAAAGAACCATCTCTTTTTTAATTCTAGAACCTAAAGAGCTAACAAGTCTATTAATTTTTGCAACTCCTTTTCTGGGAATCGCTTCCCCACTGTATAGGAATCCATTTACTTTACCAACATAATAAGATCCAACTTTACCACCAGAAGATTGGTTAGCCGCTAAAATTTCAGCAAGAATTTTTCTCACCTTACGTTCAAATGGTTCCTTACATTTTTTAGCGTTAGCAACTTCAATACAGTTTTTAGCACCAGCGGGGTTGGCGGGGGTGTTGGGACCAGTTAATGCTTTTTGTGCCTCTGATGTGGTGTCGTTCGGTCCAGTGCCTGGAGCTCCACCAATACTAGAATCGGTCGCTACTGAAGTTTCCTGATCAACATATTTACCAAACAAGAGACTATTTGCATTTCCTTGTGGCAATTCTTTCAATCCAAGATTAGTTGTTCCGGGAGTAAAATTAACTGAACCCATAACCATGGGAATTTGTCCATCTGGATCTAGGAAAAATCCCATCACCCAGGCACCCCGTCTCAAATTATTAGTTCCTTGAGAAGAAGTTGCACTATATGGAACATTGTTGGGCATCATTACATGTGCCCATGGTAATTGATCTGTTGGAGTTACTGCACCTTCTCTATGATGAGTTCCAACAATTCTTACACGAACTCTAGATCCATTAGGTTTTACATCATTATCCTGTTCAACTTGTCCAATCCACCATTGGAATCCGTCATTTCCTATAGAATTAACTTTGTATAAATTTGCTAAAATAGGATCCATTATACTGTTTTACTAGATGTTTCTTCCATACCATATGTATCACGACAAAGTTCCAAAGTAGTCTCAAAAATTTGACCTGATGGATTAGCAAGAAAATATGTATGTTTTACTTTTGATATTAAATAATTTCCACTAGACTCTCTATCCCAAGGATCATTCCTCCTTGATTCTTCTTGAGACATGTTGGGGAGATACACTTTTAATTTCTCACCCACAACTAATTCACTATTTCCTGGTACAGCAAGTGATAATTTTTGTAAAGATAGTGACATCCTTCTAGACATAGACTGAACCAATAAAGATTTTGAAAGATCTGGAAATTCAGCATTTCCCCCCTCGTCTGGATCTCCTATAGTAGTTTTATTATGCCATAACTCATTGTCAACAAAGAATGAAACTGTGCGAGTAGGTGGGAGCAATTCTCCTTTATCATTCGCTACAGCAAATTTTGGTAATTTACTTTGATTGCCAAGTTTTGCCATATTATCAAATGTATCTTTAAGTGAGTAAGTAAACTCTTCATATACTCCCTTAGATGGATCGAATGTTACAACTTTTGTTGAATACAATCCTTGTCTCATTTTTTCAATAAGATCTATTTCACTTTCAAACCTATAATTTTCTATTACTCTGTAATTTTTTGCGTCTCCTGGAATATCACTAACTTGTTGTGCATAGTAATCAAATATGGGTTTGTTACCACCAAATGTTTTACCACTATCGCAAATTTTATCTAGAGATTTAAATACAAATCCATTTTTGTTTTGGAAAAACGCATATCCAGCAGTTCCTTTTAATGTAGCGTCGTTTTCTGAATTTTCATTCGATACTGATGTTGTTGATGGGGTTTCTTTTGTTTTAGATTTAGAGTTATTGAAACCTTTTATAGAAATAGATTTGTTTAGAAAATTTTGAATTATACCAATTGGAGATCTTCTCGATGGATAATATACATATGAGTTTCCTGTTGTTTCAATATCAAGATTTGTACTATCTACCTCTAAAAAATTAGATAGTAAATCTTCCACAATTTCACTTACCTTTCCACTCAAACGTCTTACAACTTTTTGATACTCATTAATGAATGCTTCTCTTGGTGCTAAAGCTATATTATAATTCTGAATTTTCTTTCCTTCAGCAAAATTTCTATTGTAAATTTTCCAAACTTTAAATTTATATTCTACGAGTTCTTTTATATTAGTTCCATCATAACATTTCATTTGTATTACAACATCTTCACCACCTTGAAAACGATATTTTGAAATTAAGTTGTCACCGGAGTCAGTAATATTCAATACGGCTCTCACAAAAGGTTCATTGATGTCCTCATAATACTCAAATAGATTAGTAAATGGCAAAAGGGGGATCTTTTCTCCCCTAAACGTTGTAAGTACAATGCTTACTGGTTCTAATTCATTTGATTTCATACCGATACGCCCCCATAATTCATATCTAAAATTGCACCAGCGGAGGCGTCTAAACTCCTTGGTGTTGTAGCGGGTGCTTTCTTTTGTGGTCTAATTATTCTTGGTGGTTGTAGCACAACTGCTAACTGTATTCCCATATTACTACTGAGAGCACTACTTGACGACACAGTTCTAATAGCCCCTGCACCACCGGATCCATTTGGATTGTTACTCTGATTGCCATTCTTCAGAAATTCTATTCCCTGCATGATACCATCCACCACAGGATCACCACTACCATTTTTACGTTCCAAATTTATTCCAGTCCCACCCAGTGGAACAACTTGCTGCGGCGTTATATTACTTGTTTGACCATCATCAGTTCGAATTACAGTTCCATTTTTCCAAGCAGATTCTACAGCATCTAAGATGGGTTGTGCAGATGCTTTTGGTCCATCTAGAGCATTAATATGGGTTGATACATGAGGAGCAGTTACGCTACCGGTAGCACCCTGCGTACCAATTACATCTCCCGCAGATAAAACATCACCTCGCTTTACACTAAATTCATCCAAATGACCGAGAAGTAGTTCGTATCTTTTACCACCAATTTTAACATTTCCTGTTACATAATTTCCAAATCCCCTACCAGTGGCCTGATTAAACTGATAGTTTGTATCAGTAATTTCTAACTTTTCGAATGGATTTTTAATTTTAACTCCTATTTGATCATACTTTCCATTTTCATCAGGCAATCCTATATCAATACCAGCGTGTTGCCCATCAGGATCATTTCTTTGAGTTACCACAGCATTTTTAGTCATCGTTCCATCACCCTGGAACTGGCGTGGACCAGAGGTGGTCCTTGGAGAACGCGACAATGGTCCTCGCCTATCATTTGCCTCAGGTGTGGTGGGTGTGTTTTGTTGCCCGGAAAACATCGACATAGATGATGTTGATGTTTTACTTCCCTTAAACAAACGACTAAGCATAGATGGTGGGAATCCATATCCTTTCGCTATTGGTTGTAGCGAAGGGATTGCTGTCTGCATAATTGGTCCCATGAAGGGATTAGCATCTGAAAGTTGCGCCATGGTCGCAAATGCTGTACCGACACCAGCACGTTGGAATAATTCTGTACTCTTTGTAATATCAGAGGTTTTTTTAGTAAATCCAGAACCACCACCAATTGCCTCTCTACCGGTGTTTCTATTAATTGGCAATGCCATGGCACCACCAGAAAGTTTTATATTAGTTGGATTACTGTAAAAGGTTGCTCCACCATTAGATAATTTTTGTCTTTGGTATGGTTTAGTCATCCCACCAGAAGACATTTTAGCATCTGGTCCCCATGCTGGTTTTGGAGCAGGGGGTTGCATTCCATAATTAGAAGATACCTGATTTATATTAGGGACATTTCTTTGTCCCATGGTAATCCCAGCAGCGTTACCTTCTGGTGAAGGACGCATCAAAGGATTTCCACCGGATATGTCTGTATTTGTATCTCTTACTTCTTCTTCATATCCGGATCCCTGTCCTACTTCTTTTACATTTAAATTACCGGCACCTTCACCTTCTATTGCTTGAACTTCTGCCTGCTCAGATTCACGCTCTCGATCATTCTGGGCGTCCATGTATGCGTCCATTGTCGCATTCTGGACATCTAACTCAGACCTTTGAATTTTAGTGAGATCTTTTTGAGTTTCAGTTTGTTCCTTTGTAGATTCAGTTAATGTCTCTATCGCCTCTATAGTTGTTTTTTGTGCCTCTCTTCTACCCTTAGCAGATTGTACCAGTTGTGCTACTTTAGATTGTAAATCTTCTAATGCGGAGAGCACAAGTTTAAATCCTTTACCAACCATTGCTACTTTATCGGTTGGTTGCTGTCTATCTGATGTATCAGGCATACTGCCCGGTCTCATTATATTAGCAGTTGCCTTAAATCTTTCCGTTTCTGAGGCAGCAGGGTCAAATCCTAAATTTGGATTTCTTTGAAATTTACCAATGGTATTTTTTATCTTATCTGTTGCTTGAAATTCTAATGCTTTTGTGAAAAAATATCCTTTTTTAGATCTCTTTGCTTTTAGGGAATCAAGTTCATCTTTATCCGCATCATTAGCATCTTCACCATCTTCCTCAATTTTTGCTTCAAGTTCAGCAATTCTATTATCAGTATCTTTACGAGTTCTCGCAGCACGATCACTGGCTTTCATTAACTGACCGCCAACGTATGAAAATATATTAAAAGATCCGCTCTGTCCTACTGGTGATACAGAGGTTGTTCCTGCTGCCATTGATTATAATCCTCCCAAGGTATTTATTGTCATATTGCACCAGATAATCTTCTGCCCTGGATTTTAATTAAAGTTTCAGATAGTGTCATATTTTTGACTTGTGTAGTTGGTGGAGAAGGTGCTGATTCATCCGGCATCACAATAATAGTTTGTGAATTTACTAATAATACAGTTGGATCGCTATTAACTGAAGTTGTATAGAAATTATTTTTATTATTTGCTCTAATAACGTTATTATTGGATTTAGTCGATATTTGACTTACTTGTTTAAAGTTGTTGTCTCTAAAGGGATGTCTATCACCACCACCCATACCAAAAAGACCCGCAACTCCACTTTGAAGGCGTCCAAACAATCTACCAGCAGTTCCAAGAGGATCATTTATAGCGCGTTGTAGTTTTTCACCAGCATCATCAATAAATTGACCAACGCTAGTAAACATATTGGTAAAAAATCCAGTAGATTTTTCTTGTGATAATTCTTGATTTGCTTTGGATTTAGCAGACTGAATTAATCCCGGTTTTATGTTAGGTGCAAGATTTCCAGAGAATGTTGGTATTCTATATTCTGACTTTAATCTATTAGTTTCTGATACAATACCTGGACCAACAACATTTTTAAGTATTGGATTTTTCATCATACCATCAATTGCCGCCACAGTAGGAGCAAGGAAGTTTAATCCACCAGAATTGTCATTTGCTATATCATTTACTGCTCTTTGACCTTCAGTAGAATATAGAGAAGAAATGCCACCACTAGACATCTTCATGGGTCTGTTGACGATTAATTCGTTACCTGCTTCACCAACTTGTGCGTTGATACCTCCACTCGATAACTTTGCTGCTGCAGAGGTAATTGCTCTAACTGGAACTTGAGATGGAGCGATGTCTCCAGATACGTCTGTTCCGGCAACAGCATTAAAAAATTTAATTACTGGTTCTGAATCTCCAGTAAATATAGATCCTAAATTACTTTCAATATGTTCAGTATAGGCAGGTTCATTAATATCTCTGAGAATATCAACTACGCCAAAAGCAGCACCAGCAACAGGAATAGCACCACCTAATGATAGAGCAGCACCTTTCCAATCACCTAGAGCACCCCTAACAATTGCCTCAATTACACCATATCCAACGTTAATTGCTTGACCAATTAACGGTGCTGCTTGCCCACCAACTTTAATACCTAATTTTGCTCCTGCTTTTTTTAAAAGTGCTTCTCCACCTTCTCGCATAATTGCTGCTCGAACTTTTGCGTTAGAGAAACCTGCCATTACAACTCTAGAAATACTTCTAGGATTAGTAAGTTGTTCTCTATAAAATTTTGCAATGGGACCACCAACAACATCCAAAACTCTCGTAACTTTAGGATTTCTCAATAATTCCATCAAATCAGTCCAATTTTTTGGAATTTTCTTCAGAACACTATCTAAAGCTGTACCTGCCTTGTTTTTTAAAGTTGATGCTAAACGCGCACTTTTTTCTGCTACAGTTTGTGCCGGGGTGGCAATCCACTTATTCCATTGTGATCCTAAAAATCCTGTAACTGGTTGAAGAACCTTTCTGTTAAGGAAAGACATTCCACGGTTAAATGTCTGCCTAGGGTTCCTAATTGCGTCTAGAACGTTTCGTCCCATCCGCATTCCTCTTCTTACTGCCCTACCTACAGGACTGCGTAGAAATGCTACTCTTAATTTTCTATACCACCTTTGTTTTGTTATCCATCGTATAAAACGCTTTGCTATAGAACGAAATATCTTCGATGGTATATTAAATCCGCCTTTCTTTGCTTTTTCTCCAGTTTCAGCAATGTCTAGTGTTCCGGCAGAATCACGAATTCCTTTATTTGCATCAGCAGCAGATTGTGCTCGTTCAGCTTCTTTTTGCTGCTCGTCAAATAATTCTTCTTTTACTTTTATAGTATCTTCAGTAACTTCAAGATATGTTAGGTATTCATTATTAAAACTACTCTGTTCCTTTATTAAAGAAATAAATTTTCTGTTTATTTCCTGCTGCTCTTCTGTATCTTGCTGAGTTTCAGATATGAGTTTTGCAGTTTTGTCTATTGATTTAGCTGCTTCTTCTGCTAGATTTTCAGTTTCATCTTCTTTTAGAAAATCATCACCTGTAATTAAATCTTTAGTTCTTTGTAATACACCAGAAATATAATTTGTCGCTTTTGTGCCTACTCTCCCTTTGTTTATGTCTCTCTCACCAAATAAAGTTTCTTGGAATCTCTGTTCCTTACTCAAACTAGGATCTTGAAATTTTGTTGGATTAGAAGAAAATCTACCCTTTGTTCTGCGTAAAAAATCACCACCAAATTCAAATCCTAAAGCTTTGGTGATAAATCTATCTCTTTTTCGTAATTTGCTAGGATCTCCACCACCCTTTACATATGCTTGTCTAGCAGCTGCTGCTCTACCAAAAGCATTAAGTAATTTGGATGCACCAAATGTGAATACATTAAAAGCACTACCAGTGGCAGGTTTTCGAGTTTTAACTGGTCTTAGTTTAAAATAATTAATTGAACCAGAAACCTTACGAGGTTTTTCACCCTTTCGTACAGATTCTAGAATTTTATCAGCTGCTTCTTCGAGTTGCTGTTCTCTTGCTTCTTCCTGTTCTTTTGAAAGTTTATCATAAGCATCTGCCATTCTATCGGCAGTTGGTAACTTACCTCCAAAAACAACTACGCCAGGAGTTACTTCATCATTATTTTCATATACTACCGGTTGGTAACTCTGTGCTTTTTCTATCATTGTTGTTTTCTTGCCTTGATTTCGTCCTCTTTTTTCTTAATATATTCGTTTACCAACAAAATGTAGATATTGCGTTCAAACGGAATCATATTCTCAATTTCCGTCAATGAATATTTATGTTCCTCCATTAACATAAAATTCGTCCTATAATAATTTTCTAGATTATTATAGGACATGACTAAACGAAAAAATCGTTCAATCCCTCCAATGTGTATTCAGACTCAACTCCAGTATTAGGATTAGTTACGCTAAATTTGTGCCTAAGTTTTGGTAAATTTTCATAAAATTCCCCAATTTTCACAAATTGCTTCTGAGTGAGATTTCCTAACCACTCCATAATTTCTTTTGTCTTCAATTCTGAGCAATCAGTAACTTCTTCAGCGTCAAAAATTTGTTCTATTCTTTCTGCAACAAATTCAGTAATTTCTTCATCAAGAACAGTATTTTGACGAATTACGAATTTAACAAAATCGTCAATTCCGGGATATTTCATAATTAAACCACAATCTTCGCCAAGCATGATTTTATTGCTCCCCTCTCCATCAACACCTTCAACTTCAACTTCCAAAAGATTCAAATTGTATGGAACGCTAACTTCAGGGTCATCTTTACATGGAACCGTTAATTGCACAATTTCTTCTGCTGATCGCGCACGAAGTTGTAAAAATATATACTCTAGGTCAAAATACGGTAAATCTTCCACTTTTACGCGACTTAAAATACACGCTTTAATGACATCTACGATAGAGCGTTTAATCTGTTTTTCGTCCTCAGATTGCTCTGCTAAAAGTAGAATTTTTTCCTCTTTTACTAGGAATGGCCTGTATTTAATGGTTTTTCCGGTTGATGGTAAAGTCAGTTCGTAGGTGGGTGTTGCTGGTTTTGGTAATGCCATAATATTTCTCAAGTCCTATATTTATGTATTCGACTTTTTAGACAAAAAAATACCGGAAATTTTTTTTCCGGTTTTATGTAATTAAAAAGTCAATTTTGACTTATGAGCTAGTACGCTGATATATTTTGTACTTAGAGTATTGGAACGAAGCACTAACGTTTACTAATTGACTACTACCATATGATAATGGTGTGGCATCAATAGAGTATGGAAACGCATCCAGTAACAAATAGGTCATTGACTGACCAGGAATATCATCTTCATTTTTAGTGATTCTTATTTTTCCGTAATACTCACTTGGATACTGTAGTTTTGTTTTTTCTGCGCGACTGCTAGTTAAAATTAATTGGGCATCATTACTTTCAGCGTTTATTATGAAAGATCCACTGTTTCCAGTGTATATGAAATCATGCCACGCCTGTAAAAATTTCATGGGTGTCATGTCTCTATCGCAATACCACCCCAAAGATACATCGGTAAATAATCTACTAGTTGCATAACTTACTTGACCTTCACCCGTATAAAGTCCTGTTTGTGTGCCAGTCTGTGAAGATATATTAGGAAGTTGAGCATCATTACAAAATAAACTAATTAAACCATTTCTACTAATAGCACTAGCAGGAACACCCTTTTTGATTATATGATTTTTGCAATTATTTGTCAGACCAAAACTTACACTGTATCCACTTGATTTTGCCATGCCACCTTGCATGGTATTAACAAATTGACTGATACTACTAGGCACGATAAATAGAAACGTGGATTATATTTATATTTATGGCATACTCAGGGTTATACAAACCAGTTAATCCCAAGAAGTATCGTGGCAACCCTACAAGGATCATTTATAGGTCTATGTGGGAGAAGAAATTTATGATATTCTGTGACCATACCTCAAGCATCGTGGAGTGGGGTTCAGAAGAAATTATTATTCCATACAGATCACCTATCGATGGTAAAGTTCATCGTTACTATCCAGATTTCTATATTAAAATCCTGACAAAATCTGGTAAGTATGAGAAGTATGTCATCGAAGTTAAACCCAAAAGACAAACTCAAAAACCGAATGAGAAACCCAAACGTAAAACTGCTGCTTGGAAAAGAGAAGTTCTAACCTA